CCCGTCAAAGAACGGGGGCTGGTAAGAAGCCTTTCGCTATCACTCCTCGAGAGTGGCAGGCTATCCAGGAAGGTGCTGTATCACAGGCTGCACTGAACAAGGTTCTTGAACTTGCTGATGAATCAGTAGTTAGGGAACTGGCTACACCTAGGTCCCAGCCTAAGGTATCGTCCAGCATGGTGGCCAGAGCCAAGGCTATGAGTAGTAGAGGTAAGACTGCTGCTGAGATTGCTGAAGCTTTGGGAATTTCTACAACTTCTGTACACCGTGCTCTAGAGGAGGGCTGACCACACCATGGTACACACCCTCTCGCAGGGCCTCTCTGAGGAGGTCTACTATGGCTAGGATGCTGTCCACAGTGGACAATCCTTACGATCCAAGAACTTCATGGGACGAATGGTTTGCTTTTGACACTGCCCACGGCTACGGTACCTGTGGCCTCCTGGCCAGGCTGTGCACATCAAGCGATTCGTTAAGTGAAGAACTTGAAATCGAAGAAATTGAAAATGCAATTGATCGAATTCTCAATCTTGATGGAACAAATTTCTATCAAACTTTTGAGATCGATGATTGAAAAATAAAAATTTCTTCGTCGACCCGGGGGAGGGGGGTCTCGCATTTAGGCCCCCCACCCTCATCGCCGCCCCCTCCATATTTTCCCCGGAGGGATATTTGGAAAGCCAATTGGGGACTAGGTTCTAGGGCTCACAGGAAGTTTTTGTGTGCTCCTTTCTTCCTGCTGGTCTCGCTCACAACGGGCCCTAGAATCTAGCCCTCAATTGGCCCCAAACGCCCTCTATCTAAGGAGCAACTATGGGTAAAAGGGCCGCAACACCCTCTAAACCAGCTCGAACTGTAGAGCAACGCGAAGCGCAAATGATCAATCTGGCGCTTGAGCTTGCTGAGAAGCAGCTTCGGGAGGGTACAGCACCGGCAACCACGGTGAACCACTACCTCAAGCTCGCCTCCACAAGAGAACAGCTGGAGGTAGAGAAGCTGAGGAACGAAACAGCACTCCTCGAGGCGAAGAAGACTGCGCTCGTCAGCGCGGAGCAAGCCGAGAAGATTGCCAAAGAAGCCATCGAAGCCTTCCGTACATACTCTGGAGCGGGAGATGTTACGAACGTATACTGAACTGGCGCGCCTCGAGACCTTTGAGGAGCGGTTTGACTACCTGGCTCTCACCGGGCAAGTCGGTACGGCCACGTTTGGCTTCGATCGTTACCTGAACCAACGATTCTACACCTCAACGGAGTGGAAGAAGGTCAGGAACTTTGTTCTGGCTCGAGATGAAGCCTGTGACCTCGGGATCGAGGGACTTGACATCAGATACATGCCGCTAATCCACCACATGAATCCGATCCAGCCCAGAGATCTTGAGGAATTCAATCCAGACATCCTCGAGCCAGAGTTTCTCATTACCACAACCAAGAATACCCACAACGCGATACACTTCGGAGACCGATCGAGGTTGACACCACGAGTTGTTGAGCGTCGACCGAATGATCAAGCTCCCTGGAGGATCTAATGGGAACCATTCTTGAAGATACTAAGAAGGCAATCGGCATCATGCCGGGATATGATGCCTTCGACGACCAGATCCTCATGCACATCAACACTGCACGGATGGATCTCGCACAATTGGGGCCAAAATGCGATACCCCGATTGAGAAGGATACTGCTTGGACCGTCTTTGATTCAATCGACGATGAAGCAGCAATCAAGTCTTACATCGCCATGAAGGTTAAGCTGTTCTTCGACCCACCGGGGAACTCCTTCTTGGTTCAGGCTTACCAGAAGCTGATCGAGGAGGCAGCATGGCGACTGATCTATCAGACCGAGGGGAAGCAGAGGTAGAAGACCTCGTTCACCATGGTGTAAAAGGCCAGAAATGGGGCGTCATCCGCAAGAAGGCTAGCGCTGGTCGGAAGGCCACCATCAAGGCCATCCAGAAGAGTGGGCGATTCACCGCCAACGCCACCAAGACGACTATCAAGACTGCTCGAACTGGGGCAGCTAAGGTACAGAAGGCTAAGCAGGCCCATGACCAGCGAGTCGCCGGAAAGAAACAGGCTAAGGCAGACGCCAAGGCCCGAAAGAAGTTCGCAAACCGCGGATATAAGAAGATCAGCGACACCGAACTCCAGTCTCGAATTAAGCGGCTGGAGCAAGAGAAACGCTATCGGGAGCTCAAGGCCGATCGCCACCTGGTTCGAGGTCGTGAAGTCACTCGATCGATCCTCGAGAACTCTCTGACGAAGGCTGGGACCTATGCTGGGACCAAGCTGATGAAGTCTGCATTCGATAATGCCTTCGACGCTGGGAAGGGCGGTAAATCCACGGCCGAGACCCTTAAGAAGGCGGCTGAGAAGGCCAAGGAAGCCGCTGAGGCTGCCTCCGTTGTCGCGGAAGAGGCTAAGGCTGAGTATCGGTCGACTGGTGGACCTACTAAGGTAAAGGGTCCGGCTCTTCCAAAGAGTAAGACTCCGAAGCAGATCGAGAAGCCGAAGTCGTACAAGCAGACTAAGCCCTCCCCCAAGAAGAAGCGCTACCCGCGCAACCCTGGGAGCACAGCTAAGTAATGCTCTCGAACACCGCAGTACCAAAATACTACGGGCAGTTTCGAGATGCAGTCGTCCGAGGAGAGATTCCGGTATGCGAAGAAATCTCATGTGAGATGAATCGCATCGATGCTCTCATCGCAAACCCGGAATACTACTATGACGACAAGGCTGTAGAGGGCTTTATCGCTTACTGCGAGAATGAGCTCACGCTGTCCGACGGAGCCGACCTCCACTTGCTCGACAGCTTCAAGCTCTGGGCCGAACAGCTCCTTGGCTGGTACTACTTCGAGGATCGCCAGGTCTTCGTCCCATATGAGGACGGAGTCGGCGGTCGATACGAGACCAAAACAGTAAAGAAGCGCCTAACGATTAAGCAGTATCTGATCGTTGCTCGTGGAGCAGCGAAGTCGATGTACATGTCACTCATCCAGAACTACTTCATGGTGATTGACACTACGACGACACATCAGATTGCTACGGCTCCGACCATGAAGCAGGCTGAAGAGGTGATGGGTCCATTCCGGACCGCAATCACCCGTGCCCGAGGTCCGCTGTATAAGTTCCTGACTGAGGGATCCATTCAAAATACAACTGGTGCGAGGGCTAACCGCCAGAAGCTGGTTGCTACGAAGAAGGGTGTGGAGAACTTCCTCACCGGATCCCTTCTCGAGGTTCGACCTATGTCTATCGACAAGCTGCAGGGTCTTCGACCCAAGGTTTGTACAGTAGATGAGTGGCTTTCCGGCGACATCCGAGAGGACGTGGTCGGTGCACTTGAACAGGGTGCCTCGAAGATCGATGACCCGGTCATTCTGGCCGTATCATCCGAGGGAACCATCCGCAATGCGGTGGGTGACACCATGAAGATGGAGTTGCTCAAAATCCTGAAGGGCGAATACATCGCCCCTCACATCTCAATCTTCTACTACCGCCTTGACGACATCAAGGAAGTAGCAGATCCTGCTATGTGGGTGAAAGCCCAGCCGAACATTGGCATCACTGTCTCTTATGATCGGTATCAGCAGGACGTCGAGCGAATGGAACAAGCCCCTGCTGCTCGAAACGACATCCTCGCCAAGAGGTTCGGGATCCCCATGGAGGGATACACGTACTTCTTCACATATGAGGAGACGATCCCGCACAGGAAGAACACCTTCTGGAACATGCAGTGTGCCATGGGCGCCGACCTGTCCCAGGGTGATGACTTCTGTGCCTTCACCTTCCTATTCCCGCTTAGGAATCAGGCTTTCGGCGTAAAGACGTTGGCATATATCTCTGAGCTGACGCTCATGAAGTTGCCGGGCGCCCTACGCCAGAAGTATGATGAGTTCATCCAAGAGGGAAGCCTCCGAGTTATGGAGGGCACCGTCCTGGACATGATGGAGGTCTATGAAGATCTGGACCTCTACATCGACGAACAGAAGTACGACGTCTCGGCGTTTGGGTTCGACCCGTACAATGCCAAGGAGTTCGTAACTCGATGGGAACAGGAGAACGGACCGTACGGTATTGAGAAGGTCATTCAGGGAGCCCGGACAGAATCAGTACCCCTCGGGGAGCTGAAGAAGCTGGCCTCGGAGCGCCTTCTCATCTTCGACCAGGAACTCATGTCCTTCACCATGGGGAACTGCGTGACTCTCGAGGATACCAACGGAAACCGGAAGCTACTGAAGAAGCGCTCGGAAGAGAAGATCGACTCAGTAGCTGCTCTGATGGATGCCTTCGTGGCATACAAGATCAACAAGGAGGCATTCGAATGAGCGAGGAGGTGAAATGGGTCTTAGTGATCGACTAGCTCACGCATGGAATGCGTTTTCAAAATCCCCGGACAAGAAGAACTTCACACCGGAGTATGGTTCATGGACATTCGGTAATCCAAACCTGAATTACCGACCTGTCGTCGGCGACCAGACAATCGTCACGAGCATCTATAACCAGATTGCTATTGACGTATCGAATGTTCCAATTCGACATGTCAAGACTGACGATAACGGCAACCTCAAGAGCTACTACCGTAGCTACCTTGATGACTGCCTGTCTCTGAGCGCCAACATTGACCAGACCGGTCAGGGATTCTTCCAGGATTTGGTACTCACGCTCTTCGAGGAAGGCGCTGTAGCGATCGTTCCAGTAGACACAGATGTCAGCCCAGACTTGACTCAGGGCTACGACATCAAGTCTATGCGAGTCGGCACAATCCTGAACTGGTATCCTCGCCACGTTCGAGTCGAGGTCTACAACGACCAGACTGGACAGCGAGAACAGCTGACTCTTGAGAAGGAGTTTGTTGCGGTCGTACAGAATCCTCTGTACAGTGTGATGAATGCTCCGAACTCTACGCTGCAGCGACTGACTCAGAAGCTCCACCTGTTGGATGCCATCGATAAGCAGTCCGGATCTGGTAAGCTGGACATCATCATTCAGCTTCCGTACGTCGTCAAGACAGAGCTGAAGAAGCAGCAGGCCGAGGCACGGCGAAAGGCAATTGAGGAACAGCTCGCAGGGTCTCAGTATGGTATCGCCTACACCGACGGTGCCGAGCGAATCACTCAGCTGAACCGACCTTCCGAGAACAACCTCATGAGTCAGATTCAGTGGCTCACCACCCAGCTGTACAACCAGCTCGGAATGACTGAGGATGTCTTCACCGGCAAGGCTGATGCTCGACAGATGCTGAACTACCAGAACCGAACGGTTCGTCCAGTTCTGAAGGCGATCACGGATGCCATCACCAGGACTTTCCTCACCAAGACTGCCCGAACGCAGCGTCAGCGGATCATGGCGATCGAGGATCCATTCCTCAACGTCCCGCTGGAGGAGATGTCCAAGCTGGTCGACTCCGTCAAGCGCAACGAGATTGGTACCGCTAATGAGCTTCGACCGAAGTTCGGATGGGCCCAGTCTGAAGACGAGACGGCAAACCAGTTGGTGAACTCCAACATCAATCCGATGGGCGAGGAACAGCCGCCTGGCGAAGAGCCGGTCGACGAAGTCCCTGCATCGGAGGTACCAATTTCCGAACTGATGGAGAGTAGTCAAAATGGCAGTTAAGTGCGATTTCTCTGGCTACGCCACGAAGAACGATGTTCGGTGCTCGGATAACAAGGTCATCCGACACGGGGCATTCGCGGCGTACGATGGGAAGACTGTACCTCTGGTCTGGCAGCACAAGCACGGAGACGTCGAGAACGTCCTCGGGCATGCCGACCTTGAGGTTCGTGAGGATGGCGTCTACGCCTACGCCCACCTCAACAACACCGATCGTGGCCGGACCGCTCGAGAGATGGTCAAGAACGGCGACATCAAGGCGATGAGCATCTACGCCACTCACGTTCGGGCTCGGGGCAATGATGTTGTCCACGGCGAGCTCGTTGAGGTGAGCCTGGTGCTCCGCGGCGCTAACCCTGGTGCCCTCATTGACCAGGTCTCCATCGAGCATGGTGACAATGGCGATGAGATTGAGGCTGTCATCTACACGGATGAGCAGCTGGACTTCGTCTCTCACGGTGATGAGGACGAGGATGAGGACTTCGAGGTGGAGGAGACGGACGACGTCGAGCACGCCGAGGAGGAGTCTGAGGCCGATGAGGCTGAGGGCGACGAGGACGACCCCACGCTCGGGGAGATCTTCGAAGGGATGACAGAGGAGCAGAAGACGGCGGTTTATGCCATCGTCGGACAGCTCGTCGATTCCGTAGATGAAGAGGCGGAGGAGTCTGAGACCGAAGAGGTTGAGGATACCGCCCATTCCGACACAACTGAGGATACTATGGCTCACAAGAACGTGTTTGAGGGCTCCGCTACCACCGAGGAGCTCCCCGTCCTGACTCACGCCCAGGTCGAGACCATCTTCGAGGACGCTCGCTCTAGCGGCTCCCTGAAGGAGGCCATCCTGGCCCACGCCGATGCCTACGGCATCAAGCAGATCGAGACCCTGTTCCCGGATGCAAAGGATCTGTGGACTACTCCGGAGTTCATCAAGCGCAAGACCGATTGGGTCGACTCCGTTGTTGGCGCTGCCAAGCACTCACCCTTCTCCCGAATTCGCACCCGCTTCGCCGACATTACTGCTGATGAGGCCCGTGCCCGGGGTTACATCAAGGGTAATAAGAAGGAAGACGAGGTCTTCACGCTTCTGCAGCGTACCACCTCGCCGACCACCATCTATAAGAAGCAGAGGTTGGATAGGGACGACATCCTGGACATCACTGACTTTGATGTCGTCTCCTGGATCCGCGGTGAGATGAAGATCATGCTTGAGGAGGAGCTCGGTCGGGCCGTTCTCATTGGTGATGGTCGACCTGTCTCCTCCAAGGACAAGATCAAGGAGGACTGCATCCGCCCGATCTACAAGGAGGACAGCCTCTACGCTCCTCGCGTCATCCTGGCGAAGGAGACGTCGGTCGATGACATCCTGGACTCTATGGTCCGTGCTCTGGATGACTACGACGGCGCTGGCAACCCGACTTGGTTCGCTGACCCTCGACTCGTCACCGAGATGCTCCTGCTGAAGGATAAGATGGGTCACCGTCAGTTCCGCACCATTGCTGAGCTGGCCGACTACATCGGCGTCTCCAAGATCGTCAAGGTTCCGCTGATGAAGGGTCTCAAGCGCACTTCCGCCAAGAACGGCGAGCTCGAGGCGCTGGGCATCATTGTCAACATGTCCGATTACACCATTGGTGCGGACAAGGGTGGCCAGCTCTTCGCTGCTGAGGACTTCGACATCAGCTTCAACCAGTACCACTACCTGCTGGAGACTCGTCTCTCCGGGGCGCTGACGAAGCCCAAGTCGGCTGTTGTCGTCGAGCGCAAGGTTGAGTCTGGTAACGTCGTCGCGGAGCCGTGATAGATGGCCAAATTCTTCGGTGAGATAGGATTTGTAACTCAGGTCCAGACCGAG